TCACCAAGTGGGGATGCGACATCCGAGAATTCGGTGCAAGTCCGTTTAATCTTAGTGTTGACCAAATACGCAATCTCACTATGGATCAGGCTACTAATCTTTACTGGAGAAATTGGAATAGATTCCATGTTGAAGATATGAAGTATCCTCTGGGAGAGGCATGGTTCAACTGCAAAATAGTAAGTGGCGCAAAGCAGGCAAATCTAATCTTGAATAGGGTTGGCGGAGACGCTGGAAGATTCATTAAAGACCAACAAAGGGTCAACCTAATGATTGTTCATGCCCATCCATACGATGAAAAATTCTTGGCAGGTTGGCAGAATAGGCTGGACGAGTTGCAAAAGTTTCTACATATCCAGACTTCGTGAAACATCCGAAGCCTGATAATGTGTCAGACCAAGAGTGGCACGCTATTAAGAAATCAATACAAATAATAACCGAACATATTCCAAACCTAGCCCTGTTCATGAACTGGGTCAGTGAGGAAGGTGAAACAGAACACGCATTTATTCTGGAGGGTAATGCCTTCGCGCTAGAGAACCAAATAAACAAGTGGTGTGACGGAGACTTTGATCCCATAGAATGTGATCGGGACGAAGACGACGACAAACCCAAAAACTACAAATAAAATGGCAAACATAGTTCACAAGTGGAAAAAACTGATGGCTGTGTCGTGCAGTCACGCAAAATATGTGGATAAAGAGGCATGGAACCATGTTTTGAAATTCAAAGAACGGTTTTCCCCAGATACGATCTTGCACTTAGGTGATTTCATTGACCTTTCTGCGCTAATGGGCAACGGGGCTGGCTCTGGGAGTGATGGCGACGAGGTAACGCCGGACATTGATACTGGCCTAGTTCATTTGCGTCAGCTTATGGCAGGCTGTAAAGACCCATACATCCTCTGTGGAAACCATGAGGATAGAGCGTGGAAGCTGGCTCACTCGAAAAACTCTGTAACGGCATACTGCGCCCACAAGATCATCAACGCCATTGAAGATACGGCAAAGGATCTTAAGGCTAGGTTAATACCATACTCAGGCATAGAGCAGATGGTTGACATTGCAGATTGTGGGTTTACGCATGGGACGATTTATAACGAGATGGCAGCTCGCGACATGGCTATGGCATATTGCAATGGAAGAAGGCGCAAAATATGTTTTGGGCATACTCATAAAGTTGCAACGGCTAGTGCTAAGACCCACTCAGGTGGAACTGGATACAATATCGGCACTTTAACACAACGAGGTTTGCTGGAATATGCCAAGAATCGCCCTAGCACATTTGCATGGACTCAAGCCTACTTTTGGGGTGAGTACTGCGAATCACTTAACCAATCATCGTTCCAAATAACACAACGAGCGCATGGAGAAGTGTGGAGAATGCCAGTATGAAACCAAATAAATATATGAAACAAAAAGATAAATCAGCAAACGATTGGCTTGGTGAATTAATGAATTCCACAGGGTCATGTGGTAAGCCTGATGAGGTTCCGGCAGGGTGGATGACCTTAAAAGATATGCAAGATGCTATGCAGATACCTCAGACAACAATGAATGGCAGAATCCAAAAATGGATTCGCCAAGGTATTCTTGAGAAAAAGAAGTTCCGTATTAGGTCAGGACATCAAATATCTGGAGTTTGGCACTATAATAAGAAGTGACTTGCATTATGGGTAACAATCATTAGCATCTACAAAATATGAGCTGCGGCTGTGAATCTGGATCAAGTTATGATGGAGGCTATGGCTTTGGCTATGGCTACAATGGTATTTGCAACGCCGATACGCCGTATCCTAGCGTGTCTAGTGAGTCAGTACCTAGTTTGATTAACAATCTTACTTATGCTCTCTATGGGCAGATTCAGAAAAATGTCACTAATGGTCAGGTAACATGGACTATTCCTTGTGATCCTAATAGCACGGCAACAATAAATGGAATTCCTCGCATAGCTGGCGAGGGATTGCTTTGCTATATTATTAGGGCATTAAACCTTTCTACTCCTTCTGGATTTGTAACCGTTGACGGGGTTCAAACGCTTACTAATAAGACGCTTACTGCTCCTGTAATTAACGGAGCAACCCTTTCTGGTACTCTCAATGGAGGTACGTTTACATCAACTATTCTTACTAGCCCTACCATAAATACGGCAACGATCAATACGGCAACTATTAGCAACCTAACAGCTACTGGCACACTTGCTCTACCAAGCGGCTCTATTACTACATCTATGATCGCTAATGGAACGATTGTTCCGGCAGATCTGTCCACTGGCGCACCCTCTTGGGACGGTTCTGGCAACCTCACAGCAACACGCTTTATCGGCCCGATTACTGGCGCAGTTACGGGAAACGTAACTGGCAATGTGACAGGCAATGTGACAGGAGACCTCACAGGAACGGCATCGGCTATTCCCGACCTAATTGTTTCAACCGCAAAGGTTCAAGATTCCGCAGTAACGACCGCAAAAATTGCCGCAAACGCAGTCACCGCTGCAAAGCTCGGAAGCAACGAGCAGAAGCAGATTTGCAAGGCGTGGGTGAATTTTAATGGGTTACCAAATACGGCAACGGGATTGGCATACTCACGAACTGGTACAACCGTAACCGTCACTTGGACAGGGCACGCTCAATCAACTGGATTTCAGTTCATCGTGCAAACCGCAACTGATACAGGACTAATTTCAACGACTTACTACACAGCAACTGTAGTTAATGTTAATACAATTACGTTTCAAACAACTTCAACAGGAGCCGCTACAGGAACATTGACGCTATACGGAAATGTGATCCGATCCTCCTACAACGTCTCGTCGATCACGAAGAACGGCACGGGCGACTACACGGTAAATTTTGCAACGGCTATGGTTGATGCGAATTATTCCGTTGGGTATTCTACAGGGGGGACAAGTGCGCCGACTACAATGCGAGTCGTTGATGACATAACGCCAAGAACTACTTCATCCTTTAGGGTCAATTCTTTTACGACCTCAACTCCAGCAAACACTGATGTGGTACAGATGAACATCCAAGTATTCGGAAACTAATCATGCCCTTCATCATCTACCCACAACAGGACAACAAGTTGGCAGTCATCATCCCTTGCGGTGATGTCAACGATGCCATCAAGGACGTACCAGCAGAGACCCCCTACGCAATCGTTGATTCGCTAGAGGGAGTGGATAACGACTACTTTGATGCCTTCGTCTACGCAGATGGAAAAGCAGTTGCAGACATTGCCGCTTGCAAGAACATTCACCTCGACAAGTTCCGTGCTGCCCGTGCGCCTAAGTTGGCATCCCTTGATATTGCCTACATGAAGGCAATTGAAGTCGAGGACTCCGTTAAGGCATCGCAAATTGCGATAGCAAAACAAGAACTTCGTGACGTAACCAAGATAACCCTTCCTGACACTCTGCCAGAAATTAAAACCACTTGGCCTGCAATCCTTAATTAAATGGCTGATCCACTTCCACCCAATCCATTTCCGTTCCTAACTCCCTCCTATGCAGGAGGGCGTAATAGCATCTGCCGTGCTGATACTCCATACCCTAGCGTGTCGCAAGAAAGCGTGCCTAGCCAGATTGATAACCTTACTAATGCGTTGTACGGAGCAATCACAAAAACTGTCCAGAATGGTCGTGTGATCTGGAATATCCCTTGCGATCCTACGCTTTCCTCCTCAATTAACGGGATCCCTCGCAATACTAATGAGGGTCTTCTTTGCTATATTATTCGGGCATTAAACCTTTCTACTCCCAGTGGTTTCGTAACTGTAGATGGCGTTCAGACGCTTACTAACAAGACGCTTACTGCTCCTGTGATTAACAATATGACGGCAACTGGCACGCTTGCTGGAACCGCCACCACCGCCACCACCGCCGTCAACATAGCTGGTGGCGTAGCCGGATCGATTCCATACCAGACAGGTGCTGGCCTAACCACATTGCTTCCACAAGGAACAGCAGGACAGGTTTTATCAACTAATGGCTCTGGCGCACTTGGTTGGATTACTAATTCAACCACTTCGTCCGCTACCAACAATATAAACGGCGGTGCTGCTGGTGTAGTTCCTTATCAGACTGGCGTAAACGCTACTGGGTTTACCGCCGCTGGTACTTCAGGTCAAGTTTTTACTAGCAATGGAACCTCCTCCCCCACATGGTCAACGAATATTGCTGGACAGGCTGGATCTGTTTCAGATGGATCAGTATCATTTGCCAAATTGGCAACAGCGATCCAGCAATCCCTTGTTCCTTCTGGCGCGGTACAAGCCTTTGCAATGAACACTGCACCGACAGGGTGGCTTGCGGCAGACGGCACAGCGGTTTCTCGCACTACTTACGCAAACTTATTTACTGCGGTAGGCACGACCTATGGAGTTGGTGACGGATCTACTACTTTTTCGCTTCCCGACCTTCGGGGCATTTTTGTTCGTGGCAGCGGTTCACAGACCATTAGTGGGACTACCTACAACAAGACCTTCGCCGCAAAAGAACGAGATGCTTTTCAAGGTCACGAACACACTTCCCCAAGTGCAACGGGCAGTGGAAATTATGCAAGTTACAGTTCAAATAGCCCCCAAGCTATATCAGCAAGCACTATTGCAGTTGTTACAGACGGAGTGAACGGCACTCCAAGAACGGCATCAGAAACCCGTCCAGCAAACGTAGCCCTGCTTTACTGCATCAAGTTCTAGCTATGATCGTCTACAATTACATCCCCGAAGGAATCTATTGCGGAAATCAAAGAAGTCTGGCCTACAATCCTAAACTAAAATTACTTACTGCATATTAAGAATTGCCACATCTGATAATAAACATTACAAACTACTAATTATGAGCGAAAAATACGATCTGCCAGAAGGGTTTGTTGATCTCTGTGAAGAGGTCAAGATGCCAATGATGACAATGAAGAAGGAAGAGGAATCAAGTGATGAGTCATCTGAAGAAAAGGAGTATTATTATCCTTCGCTATATTTCCGTAACAAGACCGCATTGAAGGATCTTCCAAAGGAAGGCACAGCAATCATCCATTTCAAGAAGCTCATGGAGCGCGAGGAGAAGGTCACTACAGATGGCAAAACCTCTGTTAACTACACGACCGAGCTAGAGATTCACGGCATTAAGCCTGACAAAGACTCTGAATATTCAACACCCTCAACAGAGGAACCTGACGATGACGATGCCATCGAAAAGGGGCTAGAAGCTGCATCACAATCCTCAACCGACAAAGACTAATACTATGGCTAACGACAAAACAATGCCCCCCAGCGAACAACCTGACCCCGCTTCTTCTGGAGCAGGCCCAGCACCATCAGCAGACATGGCCCCTTCCGGCCCTGAGATGCCACCGCAAGGCGGCGGAGACGGATCGGTAATGGTAACGATGCCCAAAGTAGCTTTCGACGCTATGCACGCTCTTGTGTCTCAGCTTGCCAGCGGTCTTGACCAACTTAAACAGGGCGTTGAGCAACAAGCATCTGGTGCAGGCGCACCTCCGGCAGAAATGCCCCCTCAAGCCCCAGAAGGTGGAGCAGGTGGCGGTGCTGGTAGCGACGATGAATTCCTAAAAGGTCTTGCCCAAGAGGGTAGCCAAAAATAACCAAAACTAGATGTTCGTCAGCGAGATAATTGACGAAGCCTCTGAAATTCTTGGAACTACTGATCAACCCAAGATTTTCAGAAAGCTAACGGAGGCGATTCAGACTCTTATGGAGTCTGGACACTATTTCCATATCAATAACGAGGTAGATGTCTGCACTGGTTGGGATAACCAGACTGTAACTCTCCCTCGCGGCATTGAAGTGCCTCTTGCTGTCAACGTCGATGGCTCTCCTACTTATTTTAGGAGTCGCCTGTTTCAGTACAACGTCAACAAGGGTGGAGTTTATAGCGGAGTTAATTGGGCATGGGATGATCGCGGGTTTGTTAGCACGATCATGGACATCCGCCAGCCATCTCAACTGATTGCGGTTGCTGAACATGAGGCAGACGCAGGCGTTCAGCTTCGCGTCATTGGAACAGACGGCAACAATAGGGAGCTACGCACACAGCTTCCTAATGGAACTGGAGTTGATGGAGTTCTTGTAGGTGTTCACGCAAAATCTGATTTCCCATACGGAACCATCGAACCAGATGGCGTTACTCTACAGACGCAATCCGCAAAGGTTTCACCAATAACTAAGTTCATTTCCGCAACAGCTCACCAGTTTGTTTCGGGTCAGTCTGCTGTTTTAAGCCTTGGATCTGGAGTCACAAACAGCATTTTAATTGCAGGACAGACGTATTACATTGGATCAGATGATGCCAATACCATACAGCTCTACAAGACTGAGTTAGACGCAGAGTCTGGCAACAATCCAATTTCGCTTCAGAGCATAGTCAACCCAACGCTTGGTACGATTACTCTAACCGACAAGAGGCCCATCAATCTGCTTACTTGCGTCCAACTTCAGTCAACTCCAACCATTACGATTGGATCGCCAAATGAAGTGACTTTTTCTGTTGGATCTGGAGCTGGTTTTGCTTCAGCACTTCCATCGCCACTAGCGACAAACACAACGTATTTCGCCCAGAGCTTGGACGCTACAGACCTTCAAATCTATGGCTCTATTTCAGACGCTCAAGCAAACAGCAACCCAGTTCTTCTGTCCGGCAATAGCGGAAAATTCAATGTTGATATTCGCAACGCAATTGCTCCAGTAACTATTCTTAAATTCCCTGTTCCTCACTATTTTCAGACTGGTGATCAGGTGCAGGCATATACCGCTGGTGGAACACTTCCTCAGCCACTTATTCAGGGACAAAACTACTTTGTATATGTGATTAGTTCAACTTCTGTATCAATACATACAAATGCTACTGACGCATTTGCTGGTACTAATCCAATTATCCTTATTACGTCAGGATCTGGAAATAATTCTATTGTTAAGCTAATCAGCGCAACGGTAAATATTGGAGCAACTAGCAATATTACTGCAAGTGGATTCAATTTGATCACTCCTGCTGGATCTGGTGCTTCTGCTACTGGGGTTTCCGTTGGTGCTGTTACAAATGTTTCTGGAAGCGGAGGAACTGGGTACACAGCCGGACAAGTTCCAGCAGTTACATTTAGTTCCCCTCCAACACCACCAACTGGAACAACGCAAGAGACTAGAACGGCTCAGGGATACGCAATTATGATTTTGGCTTCTGGAAGCACAACTAATTATGTAGTTGGATCAATTGTAATCACGGATGGCGGACTGGGATATATCAACCCTCCATCAGTAACTCTATCTGCGATATCTGGAGCAACCCCTCCAACTCTGACTGCAACGATTACAAAATCCTTCGTTTCATATTTTAACATTGTCTCTGGTGGTTCTGGATATACAACACCTCCTCAAGTTGTAGTAAGTGGCGGCGGCGGCAGTGGTGCTACAGCCATTGCAACCGTTGCCAATGGTCAGGTTACAAGCATTAAGGTCGTTACTGAGGGAACTGGATACACATCTAATCCTTCTGTAAACATTACCCCATCTACTGGAGTGTTTGTTGAGTTTGCAAGCACTGGAACGCTTCCATCTCCCCTTAAATCTGGAACTGCATATAGGGCAGAACCTCCATTAAATGCTAATGGCACATTCACAATAAAGGATGCCTCATTCAACCCAGTAACAATTACAGACAGTGGCTCTG